TGGCTGTGACTTGGCCAATGCCTGTGTCGGCGGAGCCATCCTGGCCCTCCGACTCCCCGGCTTGAACACTCCATAGAGCTGGTGCCGCCGGGAGACACTCATTTTCATATATATTATTACATTGGGTAGGTTTATTTTACACATATTAAGTCAACCTAAACTATAGATATGAATTGGGGGGGGGTGGCCAGGCAGCCTCCGTTAAATAACGGTTTCTCACGAGGGAGACGCCTTCAGGGATGAAAGCCTTATATACATGGTTTCCAGTCATCCCTGCCTCTTTATGCACATTGTATCTAGAGGACAGATACAGAGGGATAAGTTTAAGTCATTCCAGGACTTTCTGTTGGGCGATATCTCTGCTTCCATCGCTCAACTGCAGAATCGAAGTCTAGTGATAGTTCGTTGCACCAGGTTACCAACCCGTGCTCTATCGCAACCTCCCTCATCTGCTCACGCCTCTTCTCATAGACGTCTCTTCCGTGCAAGAACCATTCTCGCAACGCACCATCGATGTTAGTGACAGCTTGTGTTTCAGGAGTCAGCTCACTCTTTCCGACACAATGCAACGACTTGAAGATAGAATCCTCACTCAAGGCTCCAAGTTTTACACCGAGTTCGGGGTGATACACACTTTTCCGCTTAAGGAAATCACACTCTTCAGCACGCATGTAGGGACGAGAATCCGAAGTCTTGTCTGGCATAGTATAGACGTAACCGTGCTCTCCCAAATATTTGGAAATGCTAGTATGGTTGAACTCAGGGATGCGGTCAGAGACAGATCCTTGATCATCATCACCATATGTCTGCATGGCGACCTCGTCACAGAATCTACGCTCATCATGTTGCTTCAAGTCCAAGATCGATCTGAAAGCACAGCGTTTCAACAAACTATTGTTAGTGCCATTGGTGTACACAGTCAAATTGTGTCCGGAAGGTGTGGAACCAACTAGTTTGACCATATCGCCATTCAAAGCGATCACTGGATAACACACTTCTGTTGCGAGCGACTCCATAATTGCCAGATCGTCCTTTGAGTAGGTACCAAAATCACGAGCAATATCGATGTAGAGGCGGAAGGAAGCAATATTCAGTTGTGAACTCATCCTCAGATCGTATTTGCTGAAATCTCCTGCCACAATGCGATCACTACCAAACTTGGAAATGTGTTTCATCATAGTGTCCCACTCATCCGACATAGGGTTGAGTCCAACGGCACATTCTGAAACTTGAGGGCACAAAGACAGGACCCGACAGATAGGCAAGAAATACTTGCGAAGACCCAACTGGAGAACAATATTGGCTGACTGAAATAGCCGCACTTTCTCCTTGTCTAGGGGGGTTGCTTCATCTTTCGGTACTGCTTTGAAAGGCTCATATGTGCGCTCTCCTCTTCTCCATTTTGCCTCATGTGAATAATATTCTTGCATAATGGAATTGTTGAACACTTTGGGGCAGGCTTGGTCAGGAGTTGGTTCCAACTCAACAATGTGTGGGCGTTTTGGTCCTCCAAGTGGAAAACCCATGGAAGTTGACAAATTCATGGATTCTATGAACCGCTTGTTATCAATACCACTCACAACCTGAACATCTGACAAAGGAGTCAACTCACGACATAGATCTGGACTTACTTCAAGCACATCACCAATAGTTCGGTAATAGTCATTACAAGCATATTCCAAATCTATAGCAGGCACTGGAGATGCTGGTTTAGCCATATATTTCAATGACGCTGCCCAGAAAGTCTCTGCACCCACTTCTGTCTTGAACCGTGGTTGACCAAACTTGCATTCCACACCACACACTCGCTTAACCGTATCAGAAATGATAGTCTTGTGAATGTTCGACCTATATGTCGCTCCTCCAGTGATAGTACCCATGTATCCAAAAGTGGATTCTTCATCAAGTGTCAGGATGGGACTCTTGGGATGCAGCTCCTCATTTGTCTTGAAGTTAATGCCGAACATACTTTGAGGTTCCACACCAGATTCAGCCAGCTTGACGTACAAGCGACTCTTAGACAACTCTGCCAACGCCTCGTCAAACAATGGTTTGGTTACAACACAGGCTATGGCCTCATGCGTACCACCTCGCCCTGCTGAATGGAAGCCAACAATGAAGTGATTGCCTCTCACATCCATTGCCACTATCGGAGCCATGCAATCACCAACACTAGTGGGTTTGACTGAAGTGTACTGGTACGCATCATACGGAATCACTTTATCCACTTTAGCAACAGTTGGGACTAGTCTGATCTTATCACTATCAACATTTCCATTTTTGTGTTTGCGCAAAACGACTGCGCATTCACCATAGAACATTGATGGTGGAAGATAATGAGACATATCCTTCACATCGCCCATATGTGGAGCCAACACCAGACACAAATCAGTCAAACCAAGTCGTTGCGGGTTTTCCAGTATCACTTCATAGGACGTACCAGGGACTGCACCATTTTTATATGCTCTAGCACGTATCCTCTCACCTTTAAAAATATGGTGACTGATCATGAGGATTCCAGACTGCACTTCAAAAGCATTCATAGTGAAAGTGGTACCATCGTCACGTGTAGCTTCAATGAACACAGTGTTCTTCGAAGTTTGGGCAATAGTTTGCAGTGCCGTTCTGGTTTTAACATCTTCTGGTGCGGGCAAGGACATACGCAACTTTTCCCACTGTTCAGCTTTCACAGCATCAATGGTGGGTTTTTTGGCATCAGTAAGAGCAATGTCATGCGATGTCACTCCGCCCTGGGCACACAATTCCTTGCGTTGCCTCAAACACGTATAGAGCAATGTGACAACAGTCCCTATTCCAACAAGACAAGAAATTGCATAGCGTTTCTCCATAGACAAAGTGGCTCTCACAAAATTTGCTGCTCGCGTGACATATCTTAATCTGTACTCATAACGAAAACGAGTCCATATCATTAGAATGCCTGCAAGTGCAACAACAGCACACCAGCCCAACAGGAAAAGGAAGAAACCGCCAAACGATATCCCTCTGAACCACATCCATAGGATCCACAACGATTGAAATGTGCATAACATCTTCCATCCGAAAACAAGAGGCCAATACAACACATCACAACAACTCAGATACGCAGTCATCTTGGCTTCAAGCAGCTTATCTTCAAAACCACCACGGAAACGATCCATCCACCATATAAATGATGTCTGTATTCTGGTGATCTCATCCAACGTTTCGACTACATCACTTGGCGGCGCAGCAACAGGAGTAGTGCCAGCTTGTTGTTCCCATGGATCAGGCACACTATTAATGGCATCTCGCCTTTTCTCCCATTCATCATTCAGACGGGTGTTAGTGACACAACTCCGACGTGACGTGTCCGGCAAGAGTTCAGCTGGTCTACCATGGCAAACACACTTGTTGATGCATCCACATTTCAACACATCGATTTTAGTCGATAACGTATTGGCAATAGACACAACCTCAGCTTGATGGGCGAAGTGCTTCTGACTCAAAATTTGCATCAATCGGAAGAAGTCAGCAGTGGTTAGCTTGGGGCGAACATCTCTGGAATAGTTGCTTGACGGATCTCCAAAAATGGGTACAACGGGAGCTTCTTCATCCACGTCTTGTAAACGGAAGAATGGTTTCCTCTGACCGTCTTCTGGATCCACCTTCCACTCCTTAGTATAATACCGAAACATGACAGGGTTCCCAAGCTGGTCAGACTCAACAGCAACTTTGACAAAGAAATCCCAAATTTGCCTTTCCG